TGGCGGCGGATCTCGAAATGCAGCTTCACGCGATCGGCATCGCTGTTGCCCATTTCGGCGATCTTCTGGCCCTTCTGAACCGACTGGTCTTCCTTCACGAGGAGCGCCTGGTTGTGCGCATACGCCGTGAGGTAGGTGTTGTTGTGCTTCAGGATGATGAGGTTGCCGTAGCCGCGCAGGCCCGCGCCCGCATAGACCACACGGCCATCGGCGGCAGCCAGCACGGGATCGCCCGCCTTGCCGCTGATGTCGTAGCCCTTGTTCTTGGCCTCGTCGAAGCCTGCGATCAGCGAACCGCTCGCAGGCCAGATCCATCCGAGGTCTTCGTCACCCGAACCGCCGCTGCCGGGACTGGCCGGCGAAGCCGTGACCGGCGGCTGCTTGGTCGCGCCGCTGGACGTCGAAGGCACCACCACGGGCTGCGGCGTTACCGGCTTGGTCACGGCACCGTCGGGAGAAGAAGCGCCGGGCGCCGATGCCGCGGGAGCCGCCGCAACGGCAGTTCCCGAGCCGGCGGGCGGAATCACGCGCAGCACCTGGCCGACTTCGATCAGGTCCGGGTTGTCGAGGTTGTTCCAGCGGACGAGGTCCTGCCAACGCTGGCCGGTCTCGATGCCGATGCGGCGGATGGTGTCGCCGGGGCGCACGGCGTAGTAGCCGGGCTTGCCATAGTTCTCGATACCGGCAAGCGGCTTGCCATTGGCGTCGGTGGTGATGGGCGGGCCGCCGGGCACGGTCGCGCCTGGCACGCGCGTCATGGTGCCGCGGTCTTCGACTGGTGCCGGCCCGCGAGGTGTGGAACAGCCCGCGATCACGAGCACAAAGGCCAACGTGACGCCAGCGAACCAACTCCGATTGCCAAAACCCTGCATTTGTTATTCCTTCAAGCGATTCCGGATTTTAGGGGGACAAAGTGAACGGCCTCAAGAATGAGCCGCTCCAGTCCGCGGGGGGTCTTGTCGATGACGACGAGGGCCTGGCCACCCTTCGCGGAATGGGTCGGCGCGACGATGCGTCCACCCACCGCGAGCTGCTCGATCCATGCCTGTGGCACCGCCTCGCCGCCTGCCGCGGCGATGATGCCGGCATAGGGCGCGCCCTTGGCGTAGCCGATCATCCCGTCGCCCAATATCAGGTGCACGGTCGCGAGCCGGAAGTGCCTCAGATTGGCCCGGGCCCGCTCGTGCAGGCCGCGCAGGCGCTCGATGCTGTAGACCTCGGTCGCCACGTGATTCAGCACGGCCGCCTGGTAGCCGCAGCCCGTGCCGATCTCGAGCACCCGGCCCAGCTTGGCCTCGGGCTTTCCCACGAGGGCGGGAGCGCCCATCAGCAGCTCGATCATGCGGGCCACCACGTTGGGCTTGGAAATGGTCTGCCCCAGGCCGATCGGCAGGCTGGTGTCTTCGTAGGCCTGGTTGACCAGGGCGCTGTCGACGAAGCGATGCCGCTCCACGGCGCCCATTGCGCGCAGCACACGGGCATCGGAAATACCCTGCGCCGCCAGCTTCTGCACCATGCGCGCGCGCACGGCGTCGGAGGCCATCGAGGGCGTGGACGCCACCACCGGCTTGACCGGCGCGGCAGGCATGCGCCCGCGCGTGGCGGCCGAGGCGGTGGGTGTCAGGCGAACGGGGAAACCGGGCCGCTGCGTGGCCATGTCAGTTGCCGAGACGGGCCACCGTCTCGCGCCATTGGCCAAGGTTGGCGTGGTCTGTCAGGTCGATCTGCAAGGGCGTCAGCGCGATGTGGCCGGCCGCGGTGGCGTGGAAGTCGGTGCCTTCGCCGCTGTCCTTGGCGCCGCCGGCACCGGCGATCCAGTACATGGTCTCGCCGCGCGGGCTGTCCTGGGTGATCACCTTCTCCGCCGCATGGCGCCGGCCGAGCCGGCAGACCTTGACAGGCTTAAGTTCCTCGAAAGGCAGGTTCGGCACGTTCACGTTGAGCAGGAACGCGCCGCCTTCGAGCATGCGCTCGCGCTCGATCTGCTGCACCAGACGCCGCGCCACCTGGGCCGCGGCATCCACATGCGCCCAGCCCTTTTCGATCTGCGAGAAGGCAATCGCCGGAATGCCGAACAGGTAGGCCTCCATTGCCGCGCCGACGGTGCCCGAATAGATGGTGTCGTCACCCATGTTTGCACCATTGTTGATGCCGGAAACCACCAGGTCGGGCCGATAGTCGAGCAGGCCCTTGAGCGCGATGTGCACGCAGTCGGCCGGCGTGCCGGTCACATAGCGGAAACCGTTGTGCGCCTCGCGCACGTAGAGCGGCGCCGCCAGGGTCAGCGCGTTCGACTTGGCGCTGTTGTTGTGCTCGGGTGCGACCACCTCGACTTCAGCGATGTCCTTGAGTGCGTCGTGCAGAGCGACGATGCCCGGCGCCTGGAAGCCGTCGTCGTTGGAAATAAGTATCTTCATGGTGCTTCTGGATGCACCGGATTGTAGGCTTCGGGTGCGTCGCAGCAGGGACAAGGCCACCCCGCCGCGGCCCCTATCATCGCCCGCTTCATTGCCCCAACATTACCTGTCTGAAGGAGACCCTGGCATGCACGCATGGCTTTGCGAGAACCCCGTTGGCGTCGACGCGCTGACCTGGAAGGAATTGCCCACCCCCACGCCCGGGCCGGGCCAGGTGCTCATCGAGATCAAGGCGGCCAGCCTGAATTTCCCCGATCTGCTGATCGTGCAGAACAAATACCAGATGAAGCCGCCGCTGCCCTTCGTGCCCGGCTCCGAGTACGCGGGCGTCGTGCAGGCGGTCGGCGAAGGCGTGACGCACCTCAAGGTGGGACAGAACGTGGCCTGCCTTTCCGGCACCGGCGGCTTCGGCACCCATACGCTGGCGCCCGCCGCCCTGTGCATGCCGCTGCCGGAAGGCTTCGGTCATGTCGACGCGGCAGCCTTCATCATGATCTATGCCACTTCGTGGCACGCGCTGATGGACCGCGCACAGCTCAAGGCCGGCGAAACCGTGCTGGTGCTCGGGGCGGCGGGCGGCGTGGGCACGGCGGCCATCCAGATCGCCAAGGCCGCCGGAGCCAAGGTGATCGCGGCCGCCTCCACTGACGAGAAATGCGAGCTCTGCCGCTCCATTGGCGCCGACGCGACGATCAACTACACGACTCACGCACTGCCCAACGGTTTTCGCGACGCCATCAAGGCCGCCACCGACGGCAAGGGACCCGATGTCATTTACGACCCGGTAGGCGGCGATTTTGCGGAGCCCGCGTTTCGCTCCATCGGGTGGCGCGGCCGTTATTTGGTCGTCGGTTTCGCATCGGGCCCGATTCCGTCTCTGCCATTGAATCTGATGCTGCTGAAAGGCGCCTCGCTCGTCGGCGTGTTCTGGGGCGATTTCGCGAAACGCGAGCCCAAGGCCAATGCGCAGATGATGGCGGAATTGGCACAGTGGTATGGTCAGGGAAAGATCAAACCGGTGATCGACAGCACGATGCCGATGGCGGAATTGAAGGCCGCGTACGCCCACATGGGTTCGCGCGGCGTCAAAGGAAAACTGGTGATGGTGAACTGAGCGCGCCGCGCCGCTTCATCTCCAACGCCCAATAAAAAAGCCCGCTCATGCGGGCTTTTTTATTGGGCGCCTGCCCAGGGTAAACAGGGCACTTACTTGATCTCGTAATCGGAAAGCGACTTGCCCGCGGCCAATGCCTCGGTCACCCAGCGCGGCTTGCGGCCGCGGCCGCCAGACCAGGTTTCGCCGGTCGGGCTGCGATATTTAGCAGCCGCCTTGGCCGGCGCAGCAGTTGCGCTGCGCTTGGCGGAGCCCACGCGGCCGGTCAGCTTCAGATCGGAAGCGGTCAAACCATATTCGGCAATCTTCCTGCGCAACTCCTCGATCACACCAGCGCGCTCCTGGTTGCGCAGGTCTTCGGCCTGCTTGCGCAATTGCGCAATCTGCTCGTCATGCTTCTTGATCTGGGAATTGATATCGGCGAGGGTCGAAGCCATTGTTGGACTCCTGGAATTGAAAACGGGGCGATTTTAATTCAGTTTACATTTGCCACAAGTGCCTTACCACGCGAAAAAATTGGCGGCGCATTGCATTAGTGCAACAACTCGCAACGTAAAGTGCACGCCGCGGTTGACGTCTTATATGCAGGCAGGATGGAAAAAGAGTCTTCGGCGCGCAGGCAACAGGAGATGCGACGGCCGGAAATGACAACGCCGGGACAAGCCCGGCGTCGAGATCCTTTGAACGCCGCTATTGCGCAATAGCGGCAAGGAGATATTTTTTGGGGTGGCTGATGGGACTCGAACCCACGACGACCAGAATCACAATCTGTGGCGTCGAGCCAACATCCATGCGGGTTGCAGCGGTGTTGGCGGGAATTCTAGCAGCCTTTTGACCTCGCTCTGGCGCGGCCTGCCGGGCTGCTGTTCCCACAGATAGAGCAGTCTCCCGCAGCAGAGAACGCTATTTCGTGAGGTGCAAAAACAATGCGTACCCGCCGGCGACAGCCGCAGTGAGCCATCCAAACCATCTGCCAAAGTGTTCCTGGCTGGCCTTCCGCACGCGGTCAATCTCATCTTCAATTGCTCGCCGTCCCTTTGTGGTTAGAGTCCACTCTTCCATCTGCGAGCCTTGCTGCCAGCTCTCAGATTCATTGCCGCGCTCGTCTCGTATCGGTGGCAGCGGGACAGTGAATTTGCGTGCTCGCGCGCGGAGCTCCTTTGTCAGATATGAGTCTTCCTCTTCCTTGAGCAAACCAAGCTCGTGAGCGAGTAAACCGGTCGTTTGGCGGACGCGATCCCAATCCTTTGCGGCGCGCGCGTCCGCTAGCTCAACGTCGTATGCAGCTTGAATTTTTCGGCGTCTCCGATCGAAGCGCCGCATCTCCAGAAATTTCATAAGCTTTTTCCGCAGTTTCGACACGCTGGACACATTGGCGAGTGAGCGGGATTCTGCCCGCGCCCACCTCCGCACAGGGATACTCTGGAAATGAGCGCCTCATCCCGCCCCCGCATCTACCTCGCCGGCCCAGACGTGTTCCGGCGAGACGCCGCCCAGCACTTCGCCATGCTCACGGCCGTATGCGAGCGCCAAGGCTTGCAGGCGCTGGCTCCGTCGGACGGACTGGTGCCAGTCGATACACCCGAGGCAGAGATAGCCCAGCGAATCTTCGAGATCAACATGGGCTTGCTCCAAGAGGCTCACGGCGTCATCGCCAACTTGAGGCCGTTTCGAGGAATCGAACCGGACTCCGGTACGGTCTTCGAGGTCGGAGTGGCCGTGGCGCGGGGGGTGCCTGTCGTCGCGTACGGTCTGCCGCCCTGCAGCTATGCCGACCGGGTGATGGCCGCCATGCGCACGAGCAGAGGGCGCGAAGGCGTTCTCCGCGATGCAGACGATCTCATCGTGGAAGACCTCGGCCTCTCCATGAACCTGATGCTGGCGCGCTCGGTGCAGATTGCATCTACGGCCGAGGAGGCGTTGCAGCAGATCGCCCGCACCATCGCACAAGGCAACAGCCGAGGCGCACGACAATCAGGCGATGAGCCAAGCTGACATCTTTCCCACTGAAATCGCCGTCCTCTACACCCCAGCCTGGTACAGCGACACTGAGCGCGAGGCGCGCCCCTTGCCGCTTAGCCCAGGCGACTACAAGGTCACGCCCGGCCACGGCGCCGAGCGCTGGACGGTTACCTCGCTGAAGGACGGCACGACGGTCTACAACGGCATCGGGCCGGTAGAGATTCGGCGGCCACCCGCGGCAGGCTGACCCGTCCCCTCCGCCCGTATTGCTTCCTTCGGGCAGCTTTCCTATGGGCGCTTCGTAGGCCACAGCCCAGCCGCACGCATCAGGAGCACGAAGGCCTGATAGGTTTCGGGGGCAGGCGCCCCGGCAGGAAAGAGAGCGTGGCGGTCCGCGTTGCAGCGCCTGCAGGCGGCAGCGATGTTCGTGCGCGTGTTCTTGCCGCCATCCATGCGCGCCACCAGGTGCTCGGCCGTCACCTCACGGCCCATGGGCAGGCAGCAGTAGATGCAGATCCCGCCCTGTGCGCGGCAAGCGCGTTCTCGAAGTCTTTGAAGATGAGAAGCCCGCATTGGGAACTCCGAAGGTTGAACTTGGAAGTCCCCGGTTGCATGAGCTGCAGTGCGGGCGCCGGGCTGTGTGCTTTCGGCGGGTGCGTTCACGAAACGCACGGTCGGATGTCAATCCGAGCGAACGAATTCTATGATCGTGACGGCACCGCCGTCTACGGCGTACTCACCGCGTCGGCATGCCGCTCGCAGATGGTTCCTGCACTGTAGGAGGCGTCAGCGAATTGCCCCAGCTCCCGAAGAGCCGCTCCACTCCCGCTGAGCAGGTCGGCAAGCAGATCGAGGGCGGCTTCGGCTGGCGGGCTTCCGCCGGCAGGGCCGGCCGCTGTGGTGGCTGCGCGGACGGCGGCGCGATAGGCGGCAAGCTGTTCGCGCAGCCGGCGTTCAGCAGCACCAGCACGGCCAGCATCATCCCGAGCACGGGCAATCTGTTTTTGACCATCTTGAATCACTCCATCGACGCGAGCGCGCCAGGTCTGTTCTTGGGTGCGCGCGGCGCGCTCGGCCAGCCGGCCGGATTCGGCCTGTGAGGCACGGTAGTCGGCGAGATCCTTGCGAGCTGCAGCAGCATCGGCGCGAGCACCAGCTGCGCGCGTGCGCTCGATGCCGGCCGTGGCCAGCGCGGCGACGAGTGCAAGGCTGAGTGCCCACAGCAGAGGCGTCTTGAGGTCGGGCAGCATCATTTCCTCCTACTGCGCGGCAATGCAGGCTCGGTGCCGATCCTGCTGGCGCAGCCACACGCCCTTGCAGCCCTTCGGGCCCCAGTTCTGCGGCAGCTTGCAGTCCCTGCCGGCCTGAAAGCGCCAGTTGAGCAGCGCATCACACGCCGCGCGTGGCTGCCCAGCGAGCAGCTCGCGCCGCATACTGGAGCCCGACCAGTTGGGCATACCGTACTGTCCAACGAAATCCATGTAGAGGTCGAACTCGTCCTGGGTAAGCAGCACTCCAGGTAGCGAAGCTGCGAAGCGCCGCTCCTCGGCGCGATTCAGGTTGCGCGCAAGCTCTTCGGCTCGCCTGCGCGTGATCGGCGGATCTGCGAGCGTCACGCGGGTGCCGTCCTCGTAGCGGGTCGAGCCGTGCCCGATTGTTGGGACGTCGCCCTGAGTCGGCACGTAGGACTTCAGCACCTCGACGCCATCTGGACGCACGGCGACGGGCCCCGTCCCTTCATGCTGGACCCAGGCGGCAAAGCCAGCCGCCGAGAGCGTTAGCGCGGCCACCGCGATGCGCACCCCCTTCATCAGTCGTCCCTGCCCAGTTCGCCGAGATCCGTGTCCGAGCTCATGCCGAGGCGGAGACGAGCAACGCGCAGTTCGTGCTCGACGACCTGTCGCCGATTGGCCTCGCGCTTGTAGTACCACGCGACCAGCAGGCCAGCGACGGCAACGAATGCACCGACCAGCCCGAAGAATTCGTTCGAGAGGAACCAGCCGACGCCGGTCATGCCCACGCCGGTGGCGGTTGCTTTGCCGCCGACGGCGGCCAGGGTGTCGATGGTTTCGTTTCGCATGCGCCGATAATCTCGGCGCGCAGTCACGCAGTCGAACCCTAGAGGGGTAGATGATCGGAAGCGGCTACCCGTGCCGAACTGCTGCTCTCGGCCGGAGGCGCCCGGTCACACCTTCGGGCCAAATTCAGCAGGGAGCGGGCGCTTCTCGCCGCAATCTCGGCAACTATTCAGCGTTTGAAATCAGCTCCAAACCCTTCGATGAGTCGGCCGAACTTTGCGCACGGTATCGCCGCGCCATCCACCTTGGCCTGGGCGGTCTTGGTGACCGGGCGCATGACCTCAACCAGAAGCGCGTCCTGTTCAGTCGCTGTTGTCAGACCGCGCCTTGCCCCCTCACCCCGCACCGTTTGAATGCTCTGCCTATGCAGAGGCTCGTGCTTGGCTTGCCAGTTCCTCTGAATCTCACGAGCGGGAAATCCTTTGCTCTCGCAGTAGTCAGCCCCGAGCCTGGCGTATTCGAAGTAAAGGAGGTTCTCAGTTGCGCCGGCGAAAGTCAGCGCGAACGCGGAGCTCGAACTGGCGAGAGTGACAAGTAGGGCAAGGTAGTGCTTCATGGCTCCAGGAGCATAGCGCGCTCAAGCGGGGCAAATTCGGCTACGGAGAGGGCTCATGCTCCGCAACGCCCCAAAGTAGGCACCGCAGCGCGAAGAGCGCAAACCACTACATGGTGTCGGCACGTGCCCGAGCCGCCTCTTCGCGCATCTGAGCACGCATCGCCCGCGGCGCGGTATCAGCGATCCGCTCATCTTTGGACTTGCGCATTTCCCGCACCCGGCGCATCACGTCGGGGATGCGTACGAGCATCGGCTGCTCAGGGTTCTTCCGGTTCCACGCGGCAACCTGGTCGCGGGCTTCCTGCACCTTCTGCTGGTCGCCCTCGAACACGCCCTGTGCCCACAGCGCCCGGATCTCCTGCGCACGCAGGTTGTAGAACGCCTTCGCGCCCTGGTTGATGCCGTTCGCCTCCTGGATGGTGGCCACGCTGTTCGGCTGGAAGCCGATGCCCTTGAGGGCCGCCTCCAGCGTGTTCGTGTCCAGCACCTTGTAGCCCTTGGCATCCCGATACATGCCGGTCGCGGCCATGTCCACGCCCTTGGCCGCGTTGCGCACCGCTGCGGGCGACATTTCCAGCAGCCCGGCGCCCACGTCGCCAGTGAGCATGCTGCGGCCGCCGGAGAGGATGCGGCTGGCGAAGTCGCCGGCCGGGCCCGCGATCTCCAGCAGGTCGCGCGCGTGGCTGGTCTTCTCCAGCAGCAGGCCCGTGCCCGGAATCAGGTTGCCCATGCCGAGGCGGCCCGACACATCCAGCGGCGCGCCGGGCAGACCGCTCACGCCCTTGTCGATGAACTGCGCGATCGGCTTCGGCAGCAGGCTCTCCAGAAATTCCTGGCGGGCCTTCTTCGTCGAGAAGTTGTAGCCGAGCATCTGCGCCAGCGCGTCGACCGCATCCTCCAGGTCTTCCTCGAACGGCAGCCCGCCGGCGCCGCCCATCAGCATCAGCATGCCCAGCGCCAGCAGCGCGGCGCGCTTGCCCTCTGGCCCACCCTGCGTGTACATGCGGTGCAGCAGCTCGAGGTAAGCCACCGAGTAGGTCTTGAAGGTCATCAGCGTGCCGCCGATCGCCCCCCTGCCCCACTCCATCTTGTTCGCCTTCGAGTAGAGGAACTGCGTCTCGGTGATCGCCTTGCGAGCAAATCCTGCCGGGTCTTCGATGCCCTGCGCCTTCGCCGTTCGGTAGGCCGCGATGAAGGTGATGCGGCGATTCACCTGCTCGGCGGCGCCGAAGAGCTTCCCCCATGCCAGCGACAAGCGCGACAGCGCGTTCTGGCCCATCGCGCGCAGCTCGCCGCCGCGCGTGCCATCGCCGGAGCGCAGCGAGCTCGCGCCGCGCGCCTGCGCCATCAGCTGGTGCACCTCCTGCGGGCTCACGGTCCCCTCGTCCTCGGCGCGCTTGAGCGCCGCAGCGAGATCCGGTTCGTATTCGAAGCCGCGCGTGGCGATGTTCTTCGCGGCCCGGCCGATCTGCGCGGCCGCCGCGCGCGCGCCGCCGTACTGGCTCAGCCACGGCATCGTCACCGCGATAGGCTGGGTCATGTTCACGAACGCCGACGCCACCGAGCCACCCAGGTACTGCGCGAACAGCAGCCCGCGCACCGCCTGCGCCTCCTCCTGCGGGTTCTTCACATAGTCGGCCAGGCGCACGGCGGCATCTTTCAGCTCGCCCTGTTCCTTCGGGATGGCCTGCACCGCCTCGCCGAGGTCGCCCATGTGCAGGCCGGCGGCCGTCTGGCGCGCGTTCGAGTAGATGAAGGAAGCCAGCACGCGGCCCACGTCTTCGCTGAAACCGGCGATGCCCTTGCGATGGATCAGCCGCCGCATTGCGCTGCGGTTGGTCTTCGTCAGCCGCAGGTATTCCTGGAAAGCCTGGTCCTGCGCGCTGTCACCGGTCGAATCGAGGCCGAGGGCATTGCCGAAGAGTTCCAGCGTCTCGGGCGTCACGCCAGCGAAGAGCTTGAAGGCCTCCTCCGACAGTGTGCCCTGGGTGACGGTGGCATCGCCGAACTCCTCCCGCATCTGGGCGGCCATATTGTTGGCCTCGCGTGCCGTCTCGAACAGGCCGAAGTACTGCCGCTCGCCGGCAGCGTCCACCACGTCGACCGAGTAGCGGCCGAAGCGTGACAGCGGCGCATACCCACGGGCCTGCAGGTCGCGCACCTTGTCGGCCCGGTCGATGATGCCGTTGGCGGTATTCAGGATCTGGGTCGCGCGGTCAGGCTGCTCGTTGGCCAGCTGCACCAGGTGATCGCGCAGCAGCACGGCCGCCGCCTGGGCATCCGGCGCATCCATCACCATGCCACGCATGCCCTTGGCATCGTCGCCCACGAAACGCAGCATGTCGGCGCGCGCCATCGTGTCCAGGCTCCGGTCGGTCGTCTCGCGGAACTCGTGGTAGAGCGCGATCTGATCGTCCGAGAGCTTGAACATGGAGCGCAGCTCCGCATCGGTCCAGACGACGCCCGGCTGCAGCATGCGCGACTCGAAGCGCGTATTGATAGCCTTCTCGTAGGACTCCAGGGGCATGCCCTGCCATGCCTTCAGCATGCGCTCGTCGATCTGCCCGTTTCGCAGCAGGCGCTGCGCCTTCTGGTCGGCCGACAGCTCGGCCGCCGCGTCGATGAGCGACTGCACCGGTACCGGCTTGCCCTGTTCGTCTCGCGCCCAGGTCAGCGTGCCTTCGAAGACTGGCTTCGCCACTGCGGCGTTGTCGGCCGCGGCCACCGGCGCTTTCTTGATGTCGCGCCACGTCTCCAGCTTCGGCAGCAGCTTGGGCGCCAGTTCGGCCGCGTCGTTGGCGTAGAAGCTCACGTCGTCGACGAACCCTTGCGCTGAGTCGAACACCGCCTTGAAGGCTGGCGAACGCTCCGCGAGGTTGTACATGGTGCCCACGGTCTTGTGCCACCAGGACAACTTGCCGGGCGCATTGAAAGTCTTATTGAGCTCGGCGGTGGCCTTCTTGGCGAAGTCCTGCACCGTGGATCGGCTGAACCGGATGTCCGAGGTGCCAGCGTCGAATGCCCCACTGTTGCCGATGGCCGATTTCACCTGGCTGGGATCGAACGCGACGATCTCCACCGAGCCATCTTCGGCAGTGAGCGTCACGCCGTCGTGCCCCATCGCGCGCAGGTTTGCCGTGAAGCGATCGACCTGCGCCTGCGTGGCCCGCTTCAGACGGGCCTTGATTTCCGGCGTGGCAACGTAGGGGTTCGTGACCGCGAAGTACAGCGGCATGACGCGCTGCCCACCGCCGCCGCGCTTTGCGCCGGCATAGTAGTTGGCGTCCGCCGGGTCGCTCGCACCGTAGACGCCGCGGCCAAGCCAGCCTACGTCTTTTCGGTTTGGGTGCTCGGTATCGAACGCGGTGAAGTCGTCTCGCGTGCCGTGGAAAAATACGAGCGGGCGGCCTTGCGCATCAACGGGTCCGAGTCGCCCAGATGCGCCGCCATCTCGGCCGGGCCCACCGGCGGCAGCTCCGCCAGCAGTTCCTCCAGATCCTTGCGTGCCGCTTCGGGTGTCTTTGAGGCTTCCATCCTGCCCACTGTACCAGTGCCAGAAGTTCGCTACACCGTCGTCGTCGGCGGCGATGGGGGCATCGAGGCTGTTGGTCGAGGCGGGGCCCGCGTCACCACGGCTGAAGCGCAGCCCGTCGCTGGGCCCGCCGTCCGGGCCGCCCTGCTCAACGAAGCGCCGAGCCGGCAGGATGAAGTTGCGCACGATCTCGTCGTCCGTCATCCGCAGGTTGCTGAAGCCCGGCACGTGCTCGCGCAGCCAGGTGCGGATCGCGGCGATGGCGCGACGCACGAAGTGCAGTTCGGGATGGGTCTGCGCCATTTCGGCCAGGACTTCCTCCGCCGCGGCGCGCCGGTCGAGCTTGTTGACGCCGCGCAGCCCGTATTCATTGATCTTCGCGTCCACGTCGGCGCGGCGCATGGTGCCGATCTGGTTCAGCACGTCATCCAGCCCCTTGCCGAACTGGCCGCGCAGCCCGTGGTGGCCGAGTACTTCGTGAAAGAGCACGCGCGCCGCATCGTTGGCCGTGGGCAGCCGCGAGGCCATCAAGTAGGCCTTGCCACGGTAGTAGAAGCCCTCGGGAGCGCCCCGTGCGCCGCCGCTGCGCTGCTTCAGGTCCGCGCGGCGGGCCGCCCCGGGCACAACCGGGTCGCCCATGTCGAACGCCACGATCACCTCGGGCCCGTTGCCCCAACCGGCGCGAATCGCCTCCACCGTCTTGGTCACAGACGCTACAGCCTGTGCGCGAGCCTGCGGCGAGTAGTTGGGCAGGAGCGCCCGCATGGCTCTGGCTGCCTCGGGCGACAGCATTTCGGTCCCGTCCCGGCGGAACTGCGCATCGTCGGCGCCACCGCCGAACTCCTCGAGCGTATCCCCGAACCCCTGCTCGATGAGCTGCTGGCGCTGCTCGGCCATGGCCTTCTGCAGGGCGGGTCGCTGGTTCAGCGGGATGTCCGGCCCCTTCGCCACGAGCCGGCGCTGCACCCGGCGATGTGCCTCGCGTGCTGACTCCAGCTCCTTCGCCTGGGCGAATGGCTTGCCGGCCTGCTCGCGCAATTGCACTGCCGCCTGCTTCGCTTCCGTGATCTTCGCATCGAGGTCGACGATGTGCGCCGGGAGACGGTTGATGTAGTTGCCGAAGCGGGTCAGGATGCCCGCCGCCGACGGCAGCACGTCCCTGGCCGGCCGATAGGAATCCAGCCCACCGGTGGGCGAATTGAGCTCCACGTGGTCGGGCGTGCCTTCCAGCATGAAGGTCACGCCTCGGTACTGGAACTCCTCCTGCCCGCCGCTTACGAACACACGATCGATGCCCCGCTTGACGGCCTTGATAGCCGCTTCGCGGTCGGTGATCGTCTTCCCGGCAACGGTCAGGCCAGCGAAGCCATCCTTGGGCACCGGGTTGGCCTCGGCGGCAGCCTGCAGACCTCGGAACGTTTCCAGCTCCTTCGGGCCCCAGTCTTGCGCGAAGCGTTGTTGGTCGCGCGCCTGGCGCACCATCGAAGCCGTTTCGTCCGCGTGGGAGGCTTGCAGTGATTCGAGGCGGCGCACATCGTTGCGGAGCCGTGTTTCTTCCAGGATGAGCGGGTCGCCCGAGGCGGCGGCCTTCATGTCGGCCGCGTTGGCGGCCTCCCCCTCGATGTCGTCGATCTCGTTGAGGGTGCCGTCGTACTTACGCAGCTGCTCGATGCCGCGAGCCTTGTGCTCCAGGATCTGCCACCGGCGGGTGTCGTAGGTCTGCTCGGTGGCGTAGCGGTAGATTTCCACCTCGAAACCATCCGGGTCACGAGCATAGAGCGCATTGCCGCGGCGGATGATGCGGCCCTCGCGTTGCTCCAGGTCGCTCGGGCGCCAGGGCGCGTCAATGTGATGCAGCCCGACCAGGCGCTCCTGCACGTTGGTGCCGGCGCCCATCTTCGGCGTGGAGCCCAGCAGGAAGCGGATGTCGCCCCGATTCACCGCCTTGAACAGCTTGTCCTTCGCTGCGGGCGTGTTGTAGTCGTGGATGAAGGCGATTTCGCGCTCCGGCACGCCGCGCGCCATCAACTTGCCCTTGATGTCGTCGTACACCGAGAACGCGGTGGCTCCCGACATGCCTGCGATGTCGGCCAGCGAGATCGATTCGGTTTCCTCGGTGTCGATCTCGTTGGCGTTGTTGTAGTCGTCGATCTCGTCCTGCTGGAGGTCGCCGATGCGGTCGCGGGCGTCGATCCAGCGCTGGCGGCGGCCGTCGTCGTTCAGGGCCTGCGCCGCCCAGTCGGTCGCAATGCCCTTGGCCGGCAGGCCGGCGTGCACGCGCAAGCCCGTGGCGGCGTCGTAGATGGCGAAGGCCTTGGCGTCCTTGCCGCCCTC